CTGGTGATGCTGATGATCATGCCAACGTAGGCATCATCCGTAGCGCTGGCGCCTGCCGCCAGGGTGATGCTGCCAGCAGAGCCTGCCGTAGCGGTGCCGGTGACTGCAGAGCTGGTTGTGGTCTCGGCCATGCCGCACGCCTTCAGCAGGGCGCCGAATCGCGGAGCTGTAGCAGCGGTGCCGGATCCGGTCAGCTCAATCTGGAAGTTGATCAGCACGCGCTGATTGGCCAGCAGCTGGTCGCTGTTGCCCAGCCATGGCCGAATTAGCTCGCGGCTGACGACATCCGACTCAAGCGGCGTGACATCAATCGAGCGGACCAGCAGCGCATCCGTCCCAGCCGGGCTGGAATCAGTCGCGTACGTTGCCTCGGTTTTTACGAGAAGGAGTTGCTTGCGTGTCAGCAGTGCCATCGGGAGCAGTCTTGGGTAAAGGTGCAGCCGGCAGCCTTACGCCGGTTTCAGGGTCCAAGACGTATGAGCCGCCTTGGCCGTGGTATTCATCCAACATGCTAGCGATGATCAACCTGTTGCCAGATTAGCGACTGCTGTGCGATACCTGATCAGGTAATCACACGCGATCACGCCAGCCGGTTGATCAGCCTCCACCATGTCGAACTGCACGCCACGCGGCTCAATGCTCATCGCGTAGCCACCAACTGTCTGGTCGGCCATGACCTTGGCGTGCAAGCTTTCAATGGTTGCATCAGCCTGCTGGTCTGGGATCGCGCCGCGCACGATCACGGCGATCCGCACCGTCAGGCTCCAGTCGGTTTTGCAGAAGCTCACGTCCGTGTTGGCCTGATCTGAGATCGGCTCAACCACAATGGCCGGCGACTCGCCACGTGTGATCGGCTCCACCCTGCTGCGGTAGATGCGCGTGCTGACGCCAGTCGTACCAGCCAGTGATGAGGCAATAGTGGCCAGTATGCTTTCGCGGCGTGTTGTCATGGCTTAGGCGCTGGCAACTTGGGTGACTGTGCAGATGATGCCAGGGATGGCAGGATTCGATGCACCGGCATCCTCGGCATGAATGTAGACGTTGAGATTAGTCGCAGCCCACATCAGCTCGATGTAGTCATTAGCGGCTAGCTCCATCACGAAGTTGACGGTGCCAATCACATTGCCATGCACGCCGCCATGACTTGAAATGATGCTGAAGCGGCTATCCGAGTTGGCCACATCGCCAGGCGTGCCGCTGTCATTTTTGCGCAGCCATACGTTGGCATCATGGATCTGCGCATCCTCATTGCTGAATTGGATGGAGAATGTAATGCTATAGATGCCGGGATACAGCACCGTCATGCGATTGTTTGATGCAATCGCAACGCCGTAATTGGCAAGATCGCCAGAGCGCAGAAAGATTGCAGTTGGCGTGTTGATCGTCGCCACATATTGCGAGGTGGAATCCCAGAAGCTGCCCCAGTACCCAGGGCAACCGTGATACGGCAGATCATTCCATCGCTGCGCGCCATTGCCGATCTTGATATTGCCTGTGTCCGATTCGCGGCCAAACTCGCCAGCCAACAGGATTGGATTGCCTGTGATCCAAGCCGCGCGAGTATTGGTGCGAATCGGTGCGCTCATCAGTCGTGTGCCTTGATCATCACGTAACCAGCGGTGACGCCTGAACCGGCGGTGCTCACCCTGACGCGCATCAGCGCAGCGTTGATGTCCACCACCGTCAGCTGCACCGTGGAGCTGGCCACAGCGGTGAGCGGGGTGCCGATCGCGTACCAGCTGGCGCCGTTGTCGTCGCTGCCCTCCATCTGGAGCGCTGGTGCCGTGGTCGTGATTGCGCCGACGTTGACCACCAGCTGAGCGCGGTTGCCTGCGTCCCTGGTGTCCAGGCTTGGCGTTGTGCTGTTGAGGGTGGTCAGCACGATGCTGCGATCAATCAGCTGGCGCACGGCTTCGGAGCTGTTGCTGTTCTGCAGACGGTTGATCGCCCTGGTGAAGCTCGGGCTGGTGCCGCCCACGGTCTGCACGTATCGCACCCGGTTGCCGACAATCCTGATAAGCGGTGAGCGGTAGATGCCTGTGCCGGTGATCCTCGGGAAGTCGTACACCTTGAACCAGTTGCCGCCCGAATCGTCGGATTCTTCGATCGCCACATCCAGCGTCGGCGTGGTGCCGGTGACTGCGGTAACCGGGATGCTGACGCTGTAGCTGGTGCCAAACGTCGGCGTGAATGCCGCCGTGGTCGTGGTTGTTGTCAACGCGGCTGAGGCCACATCCGCGATGATGCCTGGCAGCGCCAGGTTGGCGGCGGTGACGGCTGCGACGGTGCCGGTGCCGATGTTGGCGGTGACCGTGCCGCTCACCGGCTGCGTGCCCAACGCACCGCCCAGCACCTGCACCGGCAGCGCATGGCTACCAACAGGATCGCTACTCGCTACTCGGATCTTCTGCCGTCCCTGATCCTCAATCTGAATGAATCCGGTCGTCAGTGTGGTGGTGCTGGCCGGCGCAGTGCTGCCGTTCTGCACCACGATGAACAGGTACAGCACCGTATCAGGATCAGGAACGTTCTCGATCCTGCTGGCTCGGTTTGTCCACTGGTAGCCGGTGTTGCTGGCCACCAGCGCATCAGAGAATCCAGTCGTGAATACGTCGAAGCTGATCTGCCCGACATGGCCAGGCGATGCAGTGGTGTTGATCGTGGCGGTGGTGTTGCCGCTGTTCCAGCCGCGGCGCTGTGCGTCGAAGCTGGCATTGGTTGCAGTGGTGCCGCTGTACTCCAACTGGATGTAGTTCCAGCCGTACAGGGTCAGGGTGCCGCTACCGGATGCCGGCCATGCTGCAACGGTGAAAGTGACTGTGAGCCCTGAGACGCTGGCAATGGCGTAGCGGCCTGGGATGCCAGCGGCGCCAGTGATTCGCGACAGTCGGACGCTCTGGCCGACATTGGCCGCTGTGAACGGGTTGGTGGTGGGGAAAGTGACTGTGACGCTGGTGGCGCTGTTGATTGTGTAGGACAGCGCCGCACCAATCAAATCAGCCAGCTCGTATCTGAATGTCTGGTTGGCGATCCTCTGAGACAGGATCACCTTCAGGCGTGCCAGCAATGAGCCTGAGAACGTATCAATCGAGCGGATCACCGTTTCGCTGTTGGCGGTTGTGCCGGTCGTGATGACAAGGTTCCCGCTCGACTGGTTCACCGTCATGCCGCTGCCCGTCTGCAGCAGGGTGAACTCCTCAGCCGCTTTGCCGACGATCCCGCTGCCGACTTCAGCAAAGCCCGCACGCATGAATACTGGGCTGGTGTTGATCACTTCTACAGGCGTGGCCCGCAGCTCGGTGTCTGTCAGTCCGCCACCGCCAGCCGGCAACACCACCGGCAGCCGGCCGCTGTCCAGCGCCGGCAGCTTCCCGTTCACTGCTGCCAGCGTCGTCTCTGTTGCGGCGCCAGTCGGGAGCGGTAGGGCGCTGGCGCTCACCGGCTGCGTGGCCTGCCAGAAGGTGCCAGACACAGGCACTGCAGTGGCTCGCAGCTCGGCGTCGGTCAGCGGGCCAGAGACTGCAGCAGTGCCTGTGATCGAGACGCTGCCGCTGATCGGCTGAGTCGCCTGCCAGAACGTGCCGCTCACCGGCACCGCCGTGGCGCGCAGCTGGACATCAGTCAGCGGCCCTGACACCGGCTGAGTCGCCTGCCAGAACGTACCGCTCACCGGTTGCGTGACGCCACTGCCATCCACCGGCAGGCGGCCGCTCACCAGGGCCGGCACCTTGCCATCGATGCTGCTCAGGCTGCTGTTGCCGGTCGTCTGATTCGCGGCTGTGGCAACACCGCTCACGCTCACCGGAACGGGTGATGCGCGCAGCTGGGTATCCGTCAGCCCACCACCGCCGCCGCCGGCAGCAGGATCGTCAACAAACACCTGCAGCCGATCCGCAGCGCTCATCGACTGCGTGCTGAACTCAAGCGTCAGCGTCGTGTTGCCACCGCCGGTGGTCAGCACCGCGCCCTTCGATGGCACGTTGAACTGATACAGGATCGTGCCGCTGGTCACGTTCGTGATCAGCAGGAACTGCTCCAGCGTGTAACTGCCAGGCACCACCACGGTGCCGGCATTGGCGGCGCCTGGTGTGAAGGTGTAAGTGGACAGGAGAGTCTTGGCCATCAGCTCAGTGCCACCGCTACCGCTGTTCCATTATCGTCCTGCCCATCCACCCAGTTTGCGCCATCATTCACCAGCACATCGCCAGCCTGTGCGCCAGCCACGTCAACATCGGCAAGGTCGCCAAGCCCGAACTGTCGTGGATCCTGGCCGGCTGCCGAGCTTTCCGGCGCAACTCGCATCAACATTAATTCGGTGAATTCGCCATCGTCAATCTTCATGGCATCACGCACCTGATAGTTGATACCATCTACGGTCACGGCTGCGCCATAGATCAATCCGCCAAATTCAGAAGTCTTTGCTGTCAGCCTGTAGTCAGTGGTGATGATCATTTCACCAGCAACCACTTGACCAGGCATGTCAAGGATGCCAAGGCCGGTAACGGCGCCACTGGTAACAGTGACGCCGAAATCGGCCAGGAACA